TACTCGGTAATTCATATGGATATCTTCCTGGTAAAGATTCAGCAAATATTTTCGCTAATAAATTAAATTCTATTTTTTGTGCATAGTGCAACCTTTTATGAATTGCAGACATGACACGCATGCCTCTTTCAATAAGAGCCATAGTTGTGCCAACAGGTGCATTTGCTGCAACGGTGTCACCAATCTTTTGATCAGCAACTGCAGCAAATCTTGTTCCTGCTTCAACAACAAATCCTAGTAATTGAAATAAAGTAGGATCTGCACCTTTGTATGGTAATGGTAATAAACCCGCACGTAAGTCACCACTTGGTGCATCTACGTCTCTAAACTCACCTGGTTGTATAGGGTTGTCATCATCACGAATACGTAGTCCTCTAGCTTTAAATCCAGCTGGTAAATTAGCTAGTGTCCCTGCATCTATTAATTGTCTAAGTGCAGAAGTAGCAGTTCTTGATAAACCGCCAAGCATATGCACTAAACCTAGTCCATAAAATCCTAGACCTGGTAAAAACTTGTAGTGCGTGAAATATTGTTTTTTCTTTTTCTTCGGATCGTCTTCATCATAGTTTCTATATATCGATAATACTTCTCCTGATCCTTCATCTATTGTAACAATATAAGGCACTTTGATTCCATCATCTGAATCCACACCTTCAATGTTTAAATCAGTGTGTACTTCAAGAAGCTGGTATTCTTCTTGTTGATAAGATTTTTTTACTCCTGATATTTGATCTTCTTTTTCTTTTGTAGCATCTGTATCATTGTAAGGTTTGATATCAATGTCTCGATAAAAACCTGCGACTTGTAATTTTCTAATTTCGTTTTCACTTTTTTTAATCGTGTGCGTAATTCTTTCACATGAAAACAAATCAGTAGCCATGTATGAAACATATAAATCATCAGACGATACAAATTTAGATACAGCTCTTTCTAAACTCTCATCGTAGTAAATCTTTTTAAATGCTGAACCAGATAGAGGTAGATAAAATAACATTTGATCTAGTTCAGGGTCATACTCTTCCATGACATGAAGAATCTGATAATTCATAAACTCTTTTATACGTTGAGCTTGTTCTTCTTTTTGTTGTGTTATCTTGCCAAGTATTTGTGTGTTTACAGGTCCACCGCTTGGTAATAATTCTTTATAGGCTTGTGCTTGAAATTGTGTAACAGACTCTGAAAGCATGGGATGTGTAACACCGCTAGCTCCTTGAAATGGTTGTGAACGTTCATCGTATTTAAGTCCTAGTAAATCTAAACCTTTTCTATATGAGTCCTCCCAGTCTTTTCTGGAATCTTTATCTTCTTCGTATGACTCGATTAGTTCTGTTGATATTTCTTGTAATGTATCATCATCCAAACTCTCAGCTAAATTACCTGTAAATGATGTATCAATCATTCTTTCTTGTTCACCAACAATAGCGCTACCGTCTTCAAGTATTTCAACGTCTGGTGTAAATTTTTCTGCATTTTCAAGTTCCAAGACTTGTTCTTGCATTATCTCCTCTGTGTCGGGATTAGGATTAATTCTTCTGTCAACTACCATTATGCTTCCTCAAATATGTCTATGATCTCCTGATTATACACAACTCCACCTTTTTTTCTATGAGTTTTATGAGGCTGTGTACCCTCTGGCGTAAATAACAGTTTATAATGCTTCGTGCCATCAATTTCAATAATTTCAAGCTTTGTATTATTTTCTGCAGCAATTCTTTTTAGTGCTTTTTCTACAGGTGAGGTAAAGTGTTTGCCTTCTGGTGTTTTTGCATCTGGTCCGCCATAAAACTCTTCCATACCAATACCCTTCATATCCTTTGTTCTTTCAGCATAAGGTGTGTCCGTACCACCTGTTTGACTATATTTATTTTTATTATTTCTACCTGTATTGATAATTAAACCTATTGGTGCATTAGGGTCGCCCTCTTCAAATAATCTTTTCGACCCATCTGAAAATGCTCTTTTTAACATAATCTCACCCCACTCTTGTCTGTTTTTTAATGGTAAGTTTGGAAATAGTTTTTTAAGTACAGCTTCGCTTAGTTGTGTTTCAAGATTCTCCATCATCGCTTTTTCTATCATTTCAGCTTCTTGCGCCTTTTGTATAGTCTCTTTACTAGGTCTGATACCCTCAGAAGCTAACTGTTCAAACGCTCTTTGGTTTTCATCAAATCGTTTCATGAACTTACTCATCTCTTGTTCAGTTCGAAAGATTGGTCTAAACACGTCCCCGTGTCTTGCAAACAAAGCAGCTACCTCTCTGTCAGCTTGATCGCCTCTACCACCAGCGGCAATGAAACTTCTCGCATCTTGTTTTGTTTTTATGTTTTTTAACGAATCACCAAAATCTTCTAATATTCTCTCTTTAAGTTTTTGCGATTGCTGTAGAAGATCCGATTGTATCTCGTCTACAAACGTATATTTTTCTACATTTTGTTCTTTCAGAAGTCTAAGTTTATTAATATCTGATTTTAATTTATCTCTAAATTGATTTATTTGATTAAACAAAGGTTCATCTGCTGCGATAAGTTCTGCTCTTCTAGCACTTACTACATCTCTAATTATGTCATCTGTAACATCATCAATAGGTGGTATTGTAATACCTCCCTCTGAATCAAGCTGCCTTTTTATTTTCATGTAGGCTGAAGTTTCTAATCCTCGAAGTTGACTAGCTATTTTGTCAATGTTTTTTTCTACCGTTTTTTGATTAGCTATATCTAATCCTTTTATGCCTTGACCAGCTGCCGCTTGCGCTTCAGCTTTTGTAATTTTTTTTGGTAGCTGAATATCAAACTCTCTTGTCCAACCAATAACATACTTATCAGGAAAGTCGTGAGCTGTGGCAGGTATAGTTCCCACATCTTGCGGTATTTCATCTGGTGCTAGTGTAAGCACTCTTTCTCTGTATGTATTTTCTAAAGCTCCTTTTGGTGCACCTTGTTTATTGTACAAATATTGACTGCCATAATATGCTCTTTTATTTTCTCCGTCTAAAACATCAGATCTAAATCCATACGTTGATGATTTAATTTTTCGAAGAGGTGCTTTACGAATTATATCTAATAGCTCGGCTTTTGGAATAGGTTGACCTGCCATTTCTTTTAAATATGGCATTAATAAGTTATCTTCTAATTCTACTCTCGATATATTTTTCTGTTGAAGAAAAGCCACTAAGGATATTGGATCGTCAAATACTTCTGGTGTGTTGGGGTCCATGAGCCGTGCTTCGAGGCCCGAGTAAAACTGACCTTCTGTTGCTTCTGGTGAATCAATAATAGTTTTCTTTGATTTTGGTATACCAACAACTTTACCCTCAGACGTTACATCAATGTCGGCAATGTCATCTTTTGATTTTACTTCGGCCTCAGTTCCTAGCTTTGCTTTTAATGCTTCAAGAAACTTTTTTGTTTTTTCAGGCAAGTTAGCTATGTCGCCTTTTTTAATATTACCGATTGCCCATAAAGGAACCTTACCAAAGTTTGCAAGTTCCACCATCGGCGGATCACTGTCCACTGTTGGTTTTAGTTTGGCCTCTTCAAATAAAGATCCAAGATCTTCAATAGATTCTATACCTGGTTGTTTTATTATATCTCCTGCATCGAACAATTCTTCATCTGATGTTATTAGTGGATTTGTAAATTGACCAGGGTCAACGCTACCGCCAGCTGCCTTTTTCATTATGTCAGATCTTGTTGGTAATTCAACTTCTGGCTCTGGGTTTGGTTGTTCTCTTTTTTGTTGCTCTTCTAATATTTCTTGTTCCATTTGTGGCATTAACTCAAGAAGAATATTGATGTCTTCTGCAGAAACTAAACCAGACTCAACTGCCTCGGCTATTGGGTCACTAGTTTGTTTTGCATCTAATACTGATAAGACAGATCCTGCCTTTGCTATTTTAGGTATGTTTTTCAATATTTTTTTAAATGTTGTTTTCTTTCCTTTAGGTGTAATTAATTTATTTCTTAATCCCTCAGATAAAACAGGAGATAAAACAGCTATTAGTCTTGATGATCCTT